TTTGCCTGGTCTGTTGACTGGACAGCCCGCGTCCTGTAATGTAGACCGTGCAAGTTAACAAAACGGAGACACAACATGCAAGCAACACGCAAAAACACACCCGCATTTTTAACAACAACAGTGCCGCGAAATAACAGACAGCGCTATCTGGCATATCAACGCAGGCTTGAAGCGTACAAGCGCAGCAACGTCAAAAAGCCTTGCTATGTATGCGAGGCGCTGATGGCGGCGCTGCTGCTTTATCTTTTTGTTTACGCGCTACCACACGCGCTCACACTGTAAAAACGGAGGCAATATGTATAACTCAGAGCAACTCTACAGGCTTTTTGAAAAGTATGGCTCAGTCAAGATGACTGCTGAGGCGGTCAATTTGCAACCATCAGGGGTTCGATTGCACCTCAAAAAGCACGCCGAAAAAACAGGGCGTGACCCAATGCAATTTCACACGCCATCGCAAACTGACAAAATCAACGAGTACACGCCGCAAACTTTCAATGGACTGAGGCAGTTGATGAGCAATGACACCATGTCACCTTTGGCGGTATGCGAAAGCGATGGCACAATCAGGGCGGTCGCTCCTCACAATGCTTTTGGCAATTTAATCGGAGTCTATGAAAAAGGCAGCCCAAGCGAATACATGCGCGACGATCTATACTGGTACATCACAAACGTAATGGAGGCAGACAATGACTTTGCATAAGAAACTGGCAGACATACAGCAAAACTTGAAAGCGCCCAAAGGCCAATTCAACAAGTTCGGCGGTTACAACTACCGCAGTTGTGAGGACATTTTGTCATCCGTCAAACCGCTACTAGGCGACCTAGTGTTGACCGTCAACGACACGATCAAGATGGTTGGCGACCGCTTCTACATTGAGGCCACAGCGTCGATTACAGACGGCGATACCACTGTCAGCGCGACGGGTTATGCACGGGAGGCCGAGGCCAAAAAGGGAATGGACGCCAGCCAGATCACCGGCACAGCGTCCAGCTACGCGCGGAAGTATGCGCTTAACGGGCTGTTGGCGATTGACGACACCAAAGACGCTGACACGCGCAAGCCGGACGACAACACCGAGCAGGTCAAAAGTCTGCGGGCTGTGATTGACGGGCTGGATTCTGACAAGCGCAAAGAGGTTGAGGGCTGGATCGCCAAAAAATATGGCGACATCGAGCAAATGCCGTCGGATGTCATCGAAAGACTAAGGGAGCGTGTAGCATGATTGAGCAAGGCACACCGGAATGGTTCGCCCAGCGGTGCGGGAAGGTCACGGCCTCCCGCATTGCTGACGTGATGGCTAAGACCAAAACAGGTTGGGGCGCTAGTCGCAAAAACTACCAGGCGCAATTAGTCGCGGAGCGATTAAGCGGCGCGGTCGCTGATTCTTTCAGCAACGCGGCGATGCAATGGGGGGTTGAGACTGAGCCGGAAGCACGGCGCATGTATGAGGCCGACCAGTTTGTCACTGTGGAGCTGGCTGAATTTTGCGAGCACCCGACGATTTCAAACGCAGGCGCTAGCCCTGACGGATATGTTGGCGATGATGGGCTAATCGAGATTAAATGCCCAAACACCGCCACGCACCTAGATACCTTGCTATCGGGCAAAGTGCCTGACAAGTACATTAAACAGATGCAATGGCAGATGGCATGCACGGGCCGGCAATGGTGCGACTTTGTTAGCTATGACCCGCGCGTCGGCACAGAATTGGCGCTGTTTATCCGCAGGCTTGATCGCGACACGAAGTTCATTGCGGAGATCGAGCAGGCTGTGGTAGACTTTGACAGTGAGATCAAATCACAGATAGACAAGCTAAAAGCAATGAAGGAGACAGCATGAGCAATTACCAGCAAAAAGACAACACCGGCGCGCTGTTTGCAAACGACAAGCGCGAAAAAGAAACCCAGCCAAACGCTAAGGGGTCAGCAATGATCGACGGCGTGGAGTACTGGGTCAGCGCCTGGACGAATACTTCAAGCAAAGGCACCAAGTATCAGTCCATTAAGTTTGAGCGCAAATCGGACAAGTTCGACAATACGCCAGAATTGCAGGCCGAGAGCTTGCAGGATGACGTTCCGTTTTAGGCGCTCTGTCTCCGGCGCCTAGCCCCCTTCGGGGGGCACCTTTCATGGGCTGATATGCGCTAAATGGTCAGGCGCAAAAATGACCAATAACCGCGACAAGGTTATCAACGCTCCTAGTGGCGGTTTAGCAGCCGCCCAGCCCTCCATACTTTCCGAGCGTCCATGAGGCGCACTTTGGCCCCGACCTAGTCGGGGTTTTTTTTGCAGATAACTTCCAGCGTGGCTTCCATCTCCAGCGCCCAGTCAGTCAACAGGCGCTCGCGATCCATTAAGGCCCAGTAAACATCGTCCGGCAGGGCCGCCATGTCTTGCGACATCACCACAGGCAACGGGGCCAGTTGAGGCACGTCACACTCAGGCTTGATGATCGCCGTCTTTGTCGTGCAACCGACGGTCGCCAAACCGCTCAGGACGACGACCAGCGCGACGGTCTTGGCTTTGTTCGTCAGCCACTCGATCAGCCTCACGCTGTACGCCAGACAGCCTCTCACGCACGCGTCGTTCATTTTCCAACACCTGCTCAATAGCATCAGACTTGCGCTGGGCTTCATTTCTCTGGCTCCTCAGCCGATCCAGCATGTACTTGCCCCACAGTAGCGCGGCGGCGGTCAATGCCAGTAGGCCGTACCTTATCTTCGTTAATGTTCCGGACAACATAGCTCACCATAAAAGTCAACAAAACGACAATCGCCCCCTCTACACCAGGCGGCACATAGAATCCTAAATACTTATCTACAAGCCACAGCGTGATCGTTACAACCGACCCGACAAGGCCGCCGATAGTGACTTTGCGATCAGGCCGCACTACGAATCAGCTCCGCTATGTACTCAGCACGGCTTGGTGTCTGCTGTGCCCATTTGCTCTTGAGAGCTTCTGAGGCGGCCTGTGTCCAATCTTTCTGCTCAATATGGCCCAACATACGGCTAAATCCAAAAAGCCCCGCCACGCCCATCTGAAACGCCATACAAGCCAAAGCCAGTTTAACGCGGTCAGGTAGGCCGTACCAGTCGGGGATGGTAGGCTCTAGCTGTGACAGCACGTGGTCGATGTCGTTGTCCAGCAGGTAGTCGATCTCCGCGTCAGACAATCCACCGCCTCGGCGCTCGTCAATCAGGCGGCCCACGCCAATCGTCCAAAAGCCTAGATGGTCTTGATACGCATGCGGCACTTTGCCCTCATGCTGTGTTAGCAATGCTTTCAGTTCGTGCCTCATAGCCTGCTCGTTATTAGAGACCAAAGGCCGTAGCCAGCGGCACTGAGTAGGCCGATGAAGAAAAATCCAGCGGCTCGCACTGGCACGTCGATTTTGTTTTGCCATTGGTTAAGTTCGCGCACGGCCTCGGCTAGGTCTGAGATAGAATCGCGCAGCTCTAAATGATCGTGTTCTATGCGGCGTGTTTCGTTTTCCAATAGAGCCAGTCGGGTTTCAACGTCCATCGTTATGCCTGCCTGTACCAGTTGGGTGGGTGGTCGGTTGTGTTTTCGTCTACTTGCATTAGTTCAGTGTCAAGGCCAGCCTCATAATCCACGCAAATTAAATGCCCGCCTTGCTTAACCTTTGGCAATAGCGCATCAATCAATTCGCTGGCTGGCTTGATGTTGGTGTTGTTGTAAATGCAAATGACATCAACCGGCTCTATTTGATCGGCAACACCACGCTCGCCAAAAATCTTGAACGTGTATGGAATGTCACCCATCAACCGCCTTGTGTCAAAAAACGTGCCAAGGCACTGAGATTCTGATGGCTGCAAAATATCAAAAATGCTCTGACAGTTTTCTTCTTTAAGCAAGCCAGTCAATACAATGCTTGACGCGCCTTGTAAGTTGTTAAGTAAGTTTTCAAAAGTCATGCCGCGCTCGATGTAAATGTGACATATAAAACGTTTTCCGTGGTGTTAAATGCGCCCGCTGCAAAAGTTAAGAACCAGTCTGAGTACCTCACCCTGTAATAGTAATTCCCAGGCGGGGGATTGTCTGTAAAAGTTTTGGTGTTATCAAACTTAATTTTTTGCAGGCATGATGTATTTGCAGGCACAGGATCATCAATAAAAAATTGTGTGCCAAGATTGCTAAACGTAATGTCGTTTACAGTTGTTAAGCCAGAAGTGAAAGATGAATTAGTAGCGCGCTCTAAAATTACCGAGCCTGACAATTCTGGTATGGTGCATTGAGATTGTGTTTTGCCTTGGTCGCTTTCGGAGCCTTGATAAAACAGATTTACCTCAAAAGCAATGCCGCCGCTGCCAACAAAAATGCTTCCAATGCCAAAAGTAGCCGTATCCGCAACCAATGTATTAAAGGTTTTTGCAACTGTGCCGCCAAGGTTTGACCAAGCACCGGTAATGATGCCGCCGTCTGAAATGTCAAACTCAGTTTTGTTAATGAACGCAGTGCCGTCACCCTTAACCCAAAACACGCCATTGCCGTCTGTCTTGGCGTTATCGCCAACCCATATTCTATACGTTCCGGTTGGCGTAAGTTCTACGCGCTCTTGGTTAGCAGCTCCAGCGATAACATTGCCTCGCGCTGTGATGTTGTTAAACTCAGCGCTGTCATCGCCTACGCCGATTTTCCAGCCAGACGATCCGGCGCTGT